TGCAAACCCTGTATCCAATAACATTAAAGACATAGAAAACTTAACATATTTTGACAGAACAGCATGGTTAAGCTCATTAGCTGCTAGTGAATGGCATAAAGATGAGATGGACAAGTGCTGGGATAGATTAAAAGGACAATTAGATGGCATTTACAACTTATAGTAGCTTTGTAACTACAGTAGAAAGTTACTTAGCACGAACAGACTTGACAAGCGTCATACCTGACTTTATTCAGATGGCACAGTTAAGAATGACTCGTGACTTAAGAACAGAAAGAATGTTAAAAGTAGCTACAACTACTCCTACAGATAACAAGGTAGCATTTCCTACTGACTTCTTAGAGTTAAGAGAAATGCACTTTCAAGGTAACCCACCTATTCTGTTAGAGTTCCAATCACCTGACTTGTTTTTCCGTAATGGTCAAACATCATTATCAGGTCGTTCACACTACTTTACAATGTTAGGTACAGAGTTCCAATTTGCACCTAGTCAAGACTCAAGTTACACCATTCAAATTTTATACTATGCTCAACCTACATTTATTTCTAGCACAACATCTAGTAACTTGTTCTTAGCATACTATCCAGACGCTTTACTTTACGCAACATTAGCAGAAGCAGAACCGTATTTAATGAACGACCCTAGAGTAACAACATGGTCAGCATTATACGATAGAGCAATTGCTAATATTAAAACAAGCGACTTAGGTCAAACATACGCATACACCACATTAAACGTAACACCAAGATAAAGGAAAAATCATGGCAGAAATGAGTAACTTTTTAGAGAATGCGCTTTTAAATGCTACTCTAAACGCAACAACATACACAGCACCGGCAACAGTCTATGTATCACTATGGACTTCAGACCCTACAGACGCAGGTAGTGGTACAGAAGTTAGCACATCTGGTACAGGTTATGCTAGAACTGCTGTATCATTTGCAACAGCATCTGGTACATCTGGTAACGTATTAAATGATGCAGATGTTACATTCCCAACAGCAACAGCTTCATGGGGAACTGTAGGTTGGATTGGTATTAATGATGCAGCAACAGCAGGTAACCTTTTATACCATACAGCATTAGATACAGCTAAAACAATTGACTCTGGTGACATCTTTAAGATTTCAACAGGCAACCTTTCAGTTACATTAGCGTAAGGATAACTCATGCCTTTAGTCGTAAAGGATAGAGTCCAAGAGACTTCTACTACCACAGGCACAGGTACGTTTACGCTTGCTGGTGCAGTATCTGGCTTCCAGTCATTCTCTGTTATAGGTGATGGCAATACTACTTACTACGCTATTGTAGGTGGTACAGAGTGGGAAGTAGGTCTAGGTACTTACACATCTTCAGGCACTACTTTAGCTCGTACTACCATACTAGAGTCTAGTAATGGTGGAACAGCAGTAAACTTTAGTGCAGGCACAAAGAATGTATTTGTAACTTATCCTGCTGAAAGAGCATTATATACAGACGCTAGTAGCAATGCTATTGCTTTAGGCACTCCTGCATCTGCAACTCTTACAAATGCTACAGGACTTCCACTTACTACAGGCGTAACAGGAACACTTCCTGTTGCTAATGGTGGAACAAATCAAACATCTTATACCAATGGTCAATTACTTATTGGCAATACAACTGGCAATACATTAGCTAAAGCTACTCTTACTGCTGGTACAGGTATATCTGTTACAAATGGTGCAGGCTCTATAACCGTAGCCAATAGTGCTCCTTCAATAGCATGGCAATCTGTTCAAACAAGTGGTTTTACTGCTGTAGCAAGTAATGGTTACCCTTGTAATACTACATCTGCAGCATTTACAGTTACTCTTCCAGCAAGTCCAGCAGCAGGAAACCAAATTCAAATTATAGACTATGCTGGTACATTTGCTACAAATAATATTACTTTAGCCAGAAATGGGTCTAATATTACTGGTGTAGCAGATAATTATTTATTAAAAACAAATAGAGAGTCAGTTATATTAACTTATATAGATGCTACTCAAGGTTGGGTAGTTTCAAGTGCAGCTTATACAATAACACCAATATCCCCTTCATCTTATACAGCATCTTATTTAATTGTTGCTGGTGGAGCTGGTGCTGGAGGTTCTGAAAGTTCCAATCCTCAGGGCGGTGGTGGTGGCGGTGGTGGAGCTGGTGGCTTATTATCAGGCACATCTACTTTAACTGTTGGTACAACCTATTCATTTACTGTTGGTGGCGGTGGGTCTGGAGGTTCAAATAATAATTACCCTACTTCTGGAGCTAATGGTAGTAGTGGAAGCAATTCTACTGGACTTACTTTAACTGCTATTGGTGGTGGTTTTGGTGGTGGTGACGAAACTGGGACTGTAGGAAATGGTGGTTCTGGCGGTGGTGGTGGTGGCGACATGGGTCCAATAACTCCTCCAGCAATTTTTGGTACAGGAACATCAGGACAAGGTAATAATGGAGGAAGTGCAACTACATCAGGAAGTACTCGTGTAGGTGGTGCTGGAGGTGGTGCTGGTGCAGCTCCAACAAATAAAAATGGCGGTGCAGGGTCTGCATCTTCTATTACAGGTTCTTCAGTAACTTATGCTGGCGGCGGTGGTGGTGGTTATGGTGGAAATACTACTGGAGGTACTGGCGGTTCAGGAGGCGGTGGTTCAGGTGCAAGTTCAGGAACTGGAGGTAACGGAACTGCTAACTTAGGAGGAGGAGGTGGAGGTGGTGGAGCTGGTGCTGGAGGTTCTGGAGGTGCTGGCGGTTCAGGCGTTGTAATTCTTTCTGTCCCTACCGCTAACTACACAGGCACTACTACAGGTTCACCTACAGTTACAACCTCAGGTTCTAACACAATTATTAAATTTAATAGTTCAGGAAGTTATACAGCATGAGTCATTTTGCAAAAGTAGTAGATGGTAAAGTCACACAAGTAATAGTAGCAGAAAAAGAATTCTTTGATACATTTGTAGATACAAGTCCTGGAACTTGGATACAAACATCATATAATACACATGGCAATCAACATCCAGAAGGTAGACCTTTACGAGGTAACTATGCTGGTATTGGTTATACATACGACTCTACTAATGACGTATTCTACGCATCACAACCATTTCCATCATGGATATTAAGCAATACAACATGGTTATGGAGTCCACCTGTAGCATATCCTACAGACGGTAAAAAATATAAATGGAATGAAGCCATTATTAACTGGGAAGAAGTAACACTTTAAGGAGCAATAAATGTTTGGAATAGTTAGTTTTTCCCAAGCTCCCTTTAGTTCGTTAGCAGGAAGATTTGTAGAAGCTGCGGCGGCAATAACAGCAGACGCAACCGTAAGTGCATCTGCAACACGCTTTAGAACATCTGCAGCAAGCATTACAGCTACTGCAACAATTACAGTTACCACAAGCGGTGCATTAGTATTTGGCACAGCATCTATAAATGGCTTTGCAGACTTATCTGCTGTAGCTACAAGAACACAGTTTGGTAGTGGTGCAATATTTGCAGAAGCAATAGTATCTGCTACTGGTGGTTCTCTTGCATTAGCTTCAGCAAGTATTACAGCAACAGGCACGGTTACAGCATTAGGCTCATTACTCATAGGTGGCAATGCTTCTATCACAGCCAATGCTACAGTCGCAGTAACCTATAACAGAATTAGACTAGATAGTGGTTCTATTACAGGAACTGCTACAGTATCAGCACTTGGTGGATATATCATATCAGCTCATGCAGATATAGATGCTTTTGCTATAGTTACAGCAAGCCCTAACGCTATATTAGCAGGTTTTGCTTATGTAGAAGGTATAGGAAGTGTAACAGCTAAAGGCGTAATACAAGGTGAAGGATGGACACCAGTAACTCCAGGCACGGAAACATGGACACCAGTATCAGCAAGTTCAGAAACATGGTCTGCAATATCACCTTCTTCAGACACATGGACAACAGTTACAGCAGGAACAGAAACTTGGACTGATATATCTCCAAGTACAGACATTTGGTTAAGACAAGGGTAAAAAATGGCAAAAACAAAAATTTCAGAGTTTAGTGCAACAGCAGCAGACAATACGGATATAACTAATATTAATATTGCTGAAGGTTGTTCACCATCTAACTTAAACAACGCTGTTCGTAGCTTAATGTCATTACTAAAAAACCAACAAGATGGTTCTAGTGGTGACCCATTTACAGTAGCAGGTACATTAGTTGCTTCAGGTCAAGTAGTATCTTCTGGTACACTTAATGTGACAGGTGCATTTCAATTAGATGGAACAGCAGGTGGTTCTGGTCAAGTATTGTTATCAGCAGGTGGAAGTACAACACCTACATGGGGTAATGCCTTTGTAGCTGGTATGATTATGTTATGGTCAGGTTCTTCAGCGTCTATTCCTAGTGGATGGTTATTATGTGATGGTTCTAACTCTACACCAGACTTACGTAACCGTTTTGTAGTAGGTGCTACATCTACTTATGCTGTAGGTGCTACTGGTGGTAGTGCAGATGCTATTGTTGTAAGTCATACTCATACTGCAACTGTAACAGACCCAGGACATACACATTCATATTCACAACCACTAGGAAGTACTGGAGGAAGTTTTATTGCTTCAACAGCAGCAAATTTTACTGCTGGAAATAATTCAACAACTGTAAGCAATACAACAGGAATTACTGTAGCTAATAGCACAACAGGCTCAAGTGGTACTAATGCCAACTTACCGCCATATTACGCACTTTGCTACATTATGAAGGCTTAATATGCCTACACAACGTATAGCATTTAAAGAATGGTTACCTGACCAACCATCTATATTAGACTCTGTATCAGAAGCTAATAACGTCATTCCTTTAGCTGTAGGATATGGTCCGTTTAAGTCAGCAGTAAACTATTCAGGTGTAGCTACAGAAGCACTTAATAATTGCTTTGCTGCTAAACTAGATAATGACGTATTTATCTTTGCTGGCGGTGCTACTAAACTATTTAAAGTAGATAATACTGACTTATCTCTAGTAGACGAGTCTAAATCAGGTGGGTATACAGGTACTGGTAGATGGCAATTCTTACAGTTTGGTAGTCTTGCACTTGCCTCTAATGGCTCTGAAAAGATACAAGCGTATGACGTAAACAGTTCTACAGCTTTTGCAGATGCAAGTTCAGAAGCACCTATTGCTAAATACATTACAGCAGTTCGTGACTTTGTAGTGGCAGCTAATATTGGTGCAGGTACTGCTCCTAACAAAGTGCAATGGTCAGGTATCAATGATGCAAGCACTTGGACTACAACAGCGACTTCTCAAAGTGACTTCCAGTTGTTGCCTGACGGTGGTGACATTACAGGTATCGTAGGTGGTGAGTTTGGTATAGTATTCTTAGAAAAAGCCATTGTCAGAATGTCATATATAGGCTCACCGCTTATATTCCAATTTGACACGATTTCTCGTAACGTAGGATGTATAGAAGGTAACTCCATAGCACAATACTCTGGCACAGCTTACTTCTTATCAGATGATGGTTTCTATGCTACTAATGGTCAAACGCTAAATGGTATAGGCTCTGAAAAAGTAGATAGATATTTCTTTAACAACGCTAACATTGGTGACATTGACTCTATTTCAGCAGCAGTAGACCCTGAACGTAATTTAGTTATTTGGAATTATGCTAACGTATCCGGTGGTCGTTCACTACTTATCTATAACTTTGAAACACAAAAGTGGTGTGAAGCAGATACAGATGTAGACTATTTATCTACACTAGCTACTTCAGGTACAACATTAGATGGTCTTGACTCTGCTTACAATGTAACAGCAGGTGCATTTGTAGCCACAAAACAATATACTATTAGAACATTAGGCAATACAGACTTTACTCTTATTGGTGCAGTTGCTAATACAGTAGGTGTATTATTTACAGCTACAGGTGCAGGTTCAGGTACAGGTGTAGCCATAGATATGGCAGCATCCGCAGCAGCACTCAAAACTGTAGACTCTCTTGTAACTACACTAGACGATAGACTATATAAAGGTGGTAAGTTCTTATTCGGTGGTGTTCGTGGCACTAGAATTATCACATTCACAGGAACTAACGCTACAGGTTCTATCATTACTAACGACTTAGAATACGGTTATAACTCAGTGCTTACTCTTATTAGACCTTCTGTAGATAATGGCTCTGCAAGCGTTTCTGTGGCTTCTAGACGTATGTTAGATGACACTATTACATACGGTACAGCAGTTACAGCAAGTCAAGAAGATAGATGTTCTGTAAGAAGCTCAGGTCGTTATCATAGAGTCAGCCTTACACCTACCGGTGCTAACTGGTCATCTGCTATTGGTATGGATATAGATTACTCTGAACAAGGAACTAGATAATGGCACGTAGTGATATGTACCGTAAACTACCTTGGACAGGTGGTGATGCTAGAAGTGTAGCTGAAATTGTAAATAACCTTGTAGAAGGTAAGTCTAACAACACCGGTGATATTACTTTAGTTGCAGGTGGTGCTTCATCTACGACTATTTATGATGAACGTATAGGTTATAACTCTTATATTGGGCTAGAACCTAAAACACAAACAGCAGCAAGCTCATACTTTCCATACG